CCTCCATCTAAATATATTTTATCAGTTGCTCCTATACTAATATTTCCAGTTACTTGCAGTTTTTGACCATTATCTGATGTACTTCCAATTAGTAAATTTCCATCATTTGTGATTCTCATTTTTTCTAAACTACCTTGAGTAAAAAAAGTAATTTTATTATTTGAGTTATCATTAAAACCAACACTAAGCCTTAACTCTCCTGAGTTTGCTTGTACTATTTTAAACAAAGAATTGTCTGTGTAATCAATTGAAGTAAAAGCACTTCCAGATGAATCAGCAAATGTTATTTTTTTATTATTTCCAAGATTTATATTACCATTTACATCTAACTTATGACTTGGACTGGCATTTCCAATTCCTACGTTTCCACCATCTAAAATTGTAAAAACTTCAGTTGTTCCATCAAATACATTTATTATATCCCCAGAGCCATCATTTTGTATTCTTAATGTAGTTTCATCAGCATATTGACTATCTTCAACTATATTTACCAAAGGTGAATCCATACTGCCACTTGATAAATTTCTTCTTAATTTAAATCCACTACCAGTTGTTGTTGTTTTTTCTATTTCTAATGTTGATGTTCCACTTGTTGTTCCAATGAGTAGGTTTCCACCAGATGTTATTCTGGCTCTCTCTAAGCCATTTGTTGAAAAAGTTGTCGAGTAAGCCCCAGATTTTATAATACTTAAATCTTGACTACCAGCAGAAACAATTGTATTAGTAACCAATGAATCATCAGCATAAACATAGCCAGTTGCTCTAATGTTTCCAGTTGTATCTAAATTATATGCTGGGCTGGACGTTCCAATTCCTAAGCCAGTAGTTGTTAATCTCATTTTTTCTGAGCCACCTGTTCCAAATGTAATTGTACCAGATGATTCTTCATTTACTATGTTAAAATGATCACTACTACCTCCAAAACCTAAATAAGCATGCCTATCACTACCTCTATAATATGATTGGTAAACTGGGCCATCATCAGTAGATTTTAAAATTAATATTTGATCTACAGTTGAAGACAATGTTAAAGCACCAGTTGATGTACCTCCAGCAAATGTTATACTGTTTGTAGTCGTATTGCCATTATCAGTAACCTCTTGCAATGTATCAGCAGATCCTACTTGAGTATCAACGTATGCCTTTATGCTTTCACTTGTTGCTAAACTAGTAGCACTTGCAGTTCCAAAAGTATCGTCATCAATATATGATTGAATACTCACACTTCCAGAATCAATACTATTTGCTGTAATATCAAAACCACCAACTGTTCCTCTTGTTTTATTTTGATACTGAGCCATTAAGTCAGGCTGTGATATTGTTACTATATCTCCTTTAGATATAATTTGATATATAGTTTTTGAAGTAACAGAAATTGTAGTATCTCCAGCACTTTGATCACTAGATACCTCAAATTCTACATTACCATATTCTATTGTATTAGTTTCATCTAAAGTTGTAGTAGCTTGCGGCTGGTAAGCACACATTAAAAGAATTATATCTCCTGTTTTTAGTACAGCATTAGGTATAGCTTGTACAGTTAAAGATGTTACTGTTAAAGTACCTTCAGATGTTAAGCCCTGACTTGCAGTAACTACTGTAAATGGCCTAGTAGCATTTTGTCTTAGTTGGGCAATAGCTCTTGAGTTGTTTCTAGTAGGATTAGCTATTGTAAAGCCTACACCTCCATCACTATCAGGCAAAGTACCTGTACCTGTATTTGTACCTACACCTCCTGAATTACCTCCATTTGTTCCAGTAGTAGTAGTAGTAGTAGCTACATTAAAAGTTTCAAATTCATATAAAGTTAATCCCCAAGTATCTGCACCAGTATCAAAATTACCAGTATGCATAATCCAACTTGCAGGAAATGTAGCAGATGAAAAATGAGAAGGAGTAGCCCACTTTGTAAAAGGTGCAGGATACATAGCTCTACTACCTGAGTTATCTATTTGATATATTTCTTCAGCATCTAAATTTATTTTTGTGCTAAATTTTCTTACATTTTTAGCTTGTCTTTTAAATATTTCTTCGCATAAGGTTTCTGCTAAACTATTATTACCTGTTAAAGTATCAACACCCCAAGTACCTAAAAATCCTGAAGGCACCCAGCCTGTACCATTATATACTTGTATACGCCCAGCTCCTAATCCAGGCAAATCTCCCCATAATACATCAGTAACTTCTTCAAATTCAGTATCAGATCCACTTTGTACTATTTGAGTACCTGTAGCTTCAGTACCTATTACTCCATTTGTAATAGGGCTAAAAAAGCTAGCTCCAGGCCCTTGTAATATAGTTGAATCTGTATAAGTAATAAAATTACTATCAGGATCTCTTAAATATGATGTGCCTGGATTAGGAATAGGATCGCAACGCCCATGGCCATAAGCAATATTTTGTGATCCACTAAACCATTCTGTAACAGTTACATACTTAAATTCCCAATCTCCTGCACTAAAAACTGTAGATGGGCATTCTACCCAACTATTTACACTATTACCAAACCATGCTGGATTTAATATATCAGTTATAACATTAAATGAAGATGATCCAGGAGGTATTATTAAATGGCCTCTCATAAATACGCTTGTAGTTTGTGGTATTCCTGACATTGTAAACCAATTAGGAAACATATTTGAAGGACTCCAATTATTATATCCATACTGATACCATGTACTAGTACCTACTTTTTTAGCTTCTATATGCCATCTTATTTCATATCTAATATCACCTCCGCTATTATTCTGAAAATCTAAATATATTTCCTGATAAAAGGTTTTATCATTAATACCATCAAAATCAAAAGTACCAATAGTTTGCTCATTTCTCATTGATCCAGCTCCAGTAGTTACTGGATATGGCTGTGGAATTTTAGGAAAACCTTGAAAATAATTTATATTAGAGATATTTAAAAAATCTACAGATACTCTTTTAAATGCTGGTAATATACCATATTGAGATCCTGCTATTTTTTTATTATTTGCTGTTAAATGTACAGGAATATTGTATCTACCCCAATCTAGATCTAATGCATCGCCTGTAGCAGGAGTAGCTGTAGATCCAGTTATTGTATATCTATGAAAATTAATATTTACAGGGCTAGCTAATGTTCCTGAATTGCTAGCTGTATAAGTATTTATACCTACAAAATAAAATGTATTTTTATAAGCAAAACACCTCATACCCCAAGTTTTACAAATAAATTGTAAAGCATCATAACAAGTTAAAGGTTTGTATTTTATATTACCAGTATCACCTTCAGCTTTATAAAATTGATCTGCTAAAGCTCTTGTCCAGTTTAAAGGATCACCGGTAGTATTAGGCATATTAGAATTATACCAATTTACAGATGTTTGAAATTCAGCATCAGTTTCACATCCTTTTGAAGTAGTAGCATAGCCTGTATATTGTAGTATTCTAGAAATCCATTGCCTAAAAGGGTAAAAAGTATTAAAAGAATTATTATTGCCTGGCTTCCATGTTTGCCCATAAGTATATAAATGATCTGCTCTCTGATCTTCTGTAAGTGGAATAAAATCATAATATTTTAAAGAGGCTAATCCATCTATAGCTCTTAATTTCATTGGAAATGGCATAGGTATATCAGGATCATCTGCTAAATCCATTAGTAAATATCCAGCAAATATTGGAGATTCTCCTGCTTTTTTTATTCCTGTAGTTCCAGTATTGTATAAATAAACATATACATCCCTTTCTTGCCTATCAGTTCTTAAATTTTTTAGATATAAAGCGGCCTTTTGATCAGTAACCATAAAATCTATAGTCATTGTACTAGGCTTTAATGGAGAAAACATTTTTGAATTTTCAGATCCCCAATCTATTTGGCAATTTTCAGCACCTAATACTCCTTGCTCATTAGCCCAACTTGAAGCATTACTACCTTGATCGTGAAATTCTAGAATGTATCTAATATTTGCACTACTTGTATATTTAAAGGTATAAGTTTTTGTATATGCCATTTATATAAATCTAGTTCTTGAATTACCTGCTAATTGATTTGATAAAAATATATCCTGGCCTTTTATTGCGCCATCTATATTTACATTTATATTTTGTACACCTAACATTGATTTAAGCTTTGACAAAGGAGCAATAACTTCAGGATCATTTTGTGCATTTGGATTATCTCCGACGATTGCATTTGTAGGGCCAAAAGCGAGCCCCCCTGTTGCGAGAGGAATTGGAGTAGATGCTATTGCAGCTACTTGAGCTGCACCTAATCCACCAATAAAAGTTGCTAGAATAGGGCCAAGAAATGGGCCTGCTTGTAATGCTTGTACTATTGCTGCTGCTGTACCCATTATAGCTGAAGCTATCTGCATTCTTTTTTCTCTCTGTGCTGCTTTTTTCTGGAGCTGCTTTTTCTTTGCATCCATATCATTATCTAGATCTTCTTGTTTGCCATCAAATTTTTCTTTTAAAGCTATAAGCATAGCATCTTTTTTAGTTTGAGATATACCTGCATTATTTATTATAGCTTCTTCTCTTAAAAATTCATCTTCTAAAGCTTTATTTTTTCTAGTTTCTTCATTTTCTAACAAAGTCATTGCCTTATCAGATTGAGCCTGAAAAAGCGCACCTATACTATTTAGTACTTGAGAAGCAACTTGCTCTATAGATTGCCATACAGCAGCTACCTTATCTGCAAATTTTGAGTAACCAGTTTTAGCCCAATCTAAATACTTTTGTAAAAGAGATTTTTTCTTTTCTATAGATTTTTGTAATGTTTTTGTACCATCTTCTCCACTTTCAGAATCATCACCTCCATCACCTCCTCCAGGTACTAATAATTCAGGCCCACCTAAAAATCCTTTTAATGTTTTTTTGAATTTTTCAAATTTATCTAATAAAAATCCTCCTACATTATCTACTGTATTTTGTACATCTGATTCAGTAATTAATTCAATAGGCTTTTTACCTTCTATTGCATCTTGAGCTTTTGATCTAAATTTATCTAACCTTTTAGTGTATTTATCTTCAATATCACTTATATCAGTAGTTAAAGTTTTTCCTAATCCACCCATTAAATCTTTGAATCCTTGTTGTATTTTATCTTTGTCTAAAGTGAAAACCCCTAAAATCATATCTCCTATACCTCCAAAGATTTCACTAAAAAAGTTACCAAAGTTTTTTAACATTTGAGCAGCAGATTCAAAAAAGAATCCAACTATATTTCCAAGTATTACAAATACAGTTTGTATGCCTACAACAATTTTTCTAAATGCTATAGATTCATTATATAGCATTATAAAATAATTAATAAAATCTACAAATATTTTTTTACTAGATTCCCAATTATCATATATAACTTTAAATAAAGCTCCCATAGCTATTACTACTAATCCTATAGGAGATAATAAAGCTCCAAATATAGTAAGTAATGTACCTCCTATTGTCATTAATGGGCCACTAAAAGCTAATAAAGCAGCAGCTCCTACTATTAATTTTTTTGTACCATCATCTAAATCTGTAAATTTTTTAGCCATTTTGACAATAACACCAATTATTTCATTAAATAATGGCATTAGCACAGCACCTAATTCCATTGAAGCTTGTTTAAGCTTTTCAAAAGATTGTGCCATTTTAAATCCTACAGTTTCAGATTGTACTTCAAATCCTTTTTCTACGTTACCCATAGAATTATTCATACCATCTAAAACATTTGCATAGGTTTCAGCTTGTAATCCTGCTGTAGCAAAGGCACCTCTTACAGCTCTAGAGCTACCAAATACTCTTGTAAGCATTTCATCATTACCTTCTAACTCACTAAATAAATGATTTAGAGTACCCATTAATGAATCTTTTAGCATAGCATTAAGATCATCATAGCTCATATTCAATTCAGCTAGTATAGCTTTCTGCTCTGCTCCTGGAGTAGCTAGCTGCATCATTACCTGATTTATAGCAGTTAAAGATCCTGCTGCATCCCCTGATATTTTAGACATTGTAGCTGTTGCTGCTCCTAATTCTTCAAATGATATACCTAATCCAGCAGCAGTTGGTATTACAGCTCCAATTTTATTCATAAATTCAGAAGCCTCAAATTTACCTTGCTTTAAAGTTTCGTGTAATAGATCACCAGCTTCATTTGAACTTTTACCAAAAGCTTCCATAATAGAAGTAGTAGCAGATGCAATATCTGTTATATCCCCCATATTCATTGAAGCTGCTTTTGCAGATACCTCTAATACACCTAATGATTCAGCTCCTTTTATACCAGCAGATTGTATGAAAAATAATGCATCAGCTAATTCTTTTGCTGGAGTAGCTGTTTGTACAGCCATATCTTTAACAGATGCAGATAATTTATTAACTTCATCTACACTAGTACCTACTAATGTATTTATTTTAGTCATTGATTGCTCAAAATCAATGGCCATTTTTGCACCTGCTACCCCTACAGCAGCAAAAGGCATGGCAAAACTATGCTGAATAGTTCTACCTACTGCCTGCATTTGGTTACCAAATCTAGTTATTCTTCTAGATGCTTTTTTTAAGCCTCTAAACAAAGGATGTGTAACTGCATTAATTACAACATTTAAGGAGGCTAAGGCTTTTTTAGGCATTTTTTTTCTTTTTTAATTCTTCCTGAATCATATCATCAAATTGTGATTCTTTAATAATTTTTTCTACATCAAATCTTTTTCTTTTCTTCTCAACTTCCCAAGGAAATGTAGTTATTTTGCCAGGAGATATAGCTCTTTTTAAATGAGGATTTATTATAACACATGCTATCCATCTTGCTCTTTCCCATTGAGCTTGCTCATTTAGCTCATACATTCTAGCACTTCCTAGTTGAGCATTTAAAAAGTTTTTAGGATTCATATTGTATATTTCATCAATACTTAATCCTAACTCCCCTATGCCAATTTGCTCTAATTGATCAAAAGTTAATTCAGTTTCTTTTTCTTCTGAGTTACTTTTTTTTTATTTGGAGTATCTACATTTTGGCCCATTTGTTCACCAAAAATTTCTAAAGCTCTAGATAATCCATCCATATCAATATCCAGCATATCACCTAATTCATCAATAGTTAAATTAAATTCCTGGCCTGATTTTCTACATCCTTCTTCAATTCCTACTAATACAAGCTGTAAAGCTTGATCTAAAGTCATATCCTGGCCTAACGTCATTAATTTATTTAATGATGTTCCTGTTTTTCCGCAATATTTTCTTAGCCCATTAAAGCCAAAAAATATTGGAAATTTTTTATCAGCAATTTCTACAATTTCGTAAGTCATTTTTTTTTGTTAAAGGTTAATATATAAAGTGATCCTCTAAGCCAGCCCTCTAACAAATAAAAAGCCAGCTTAGAATCACACTAGTTAATTATACAGTAGCTTGAGTTAAAGGCCCTGTACCTGAGAATGAAGCACTAAAAGTACTTGAATCCTCATTTGGAGTGTCCATGCTTAAACTAGTCATAAAAGCATTTCCAGTCCATTTATAATCTCCTGATACCTCAGTTGAGAATTTTAATTCAAATTCAGTTCTTGAAGCAATGTAAGATGTATATAATTCATCTACAGTTAGATCAGAAATCGCACCTCCTGAAGTTGCAAAGATTACCATACCTTCTACAGATACTTCAAAATCTCTTTGCCCTTCTAATTGATCTCGCCACCCCCCACTATCTTTCGTTGAGGTGTCTCTAAGATTGTGATTAATACTTAATGAAGCAGATGTAGCGTACCCTATTTTAGTACCTCCAGCATATACTCCAAATTTAGTTCCATTTATAACGCCTGTTGTAGCCATAATTTTTTTCTTTTTTTAATTAATTAATTTTTTTTACTATAGTTCAATTCTAATTCCCTAGCCCACTTTTGCTCTTACGCCATTCACCAGCTCCTGCTAAACTCATTGCAAAAGTAGAATTATCTTCATTAGGAGCATCAATAGATACATTTGTAATATATCCAAATCCAGTCCAATAAGGATTATTAGCTGGATTGCCAGCAAATCCTACTTTTATTTTTACTTTTTTTTGCCTTATAATAAATTTAGAAATTATTTCTAACAATGCAGCTTTTCCTGGTATTGAATTATAAAGCGTGCCACTATCATTTCTAAAGGCAACCATATTTTCACAATCTACAGCCCATTCTCTATTACCTGGCATTGAAGTTGCCCATCCATTTCCTTCTCTGCAAGTGCCATCTATTATCTTATGCTCTGTATTCCAGGATAAATTAGTAGACAATATAGCGGTTTCACTATTTAAAAATAGCACTAATTTCGTTCCATTTATTACTCCTGTTTGTACAGACATATTACAAGTATAAAATAGCTACTGCATCTGTACTACCTTCAGCAGGCAATGGAGTTATTCCAAAAGTTACATTACCTGAAGAATCATTATATGCTTCAACAGGAAATGGCCCTATTAAGCAAGTTTCTCCATTTGCTACTGATTTTGTAGTAGGGCTTGTTTTTGTTAAATTACCATACAATGGAGAATCTACAGAAGTAGTTTGTACTGTTACATTTATATTTTTAGATACACCGCTTGTATTTTTATAGTATATAAATTGTGATCCTGTATTGCTAAATGTATTACTAGCATCAATAGTTGTAGTAGATACTATTATACCAGCTTCTAATATTTGAGTACTACTTATTGCCGCCATCTTTTTTTACTTTTTTTTCTTTCTTTTCTTTAACTTCTGTAATTTCTTTTTTTTCTGTTTTACTAGATAAGCTGCATATACCTTCTTTTTCAAGTTCGTATGCTTTTTCCCAAGTTACATTTATTTTAGTGCCTACAGGAAAAGTTTTGTGGCCTCTAGTATATTCTTTTATTGTTGTTATTTGTGGCATAATTTTATTATTTAATTACTTATATCTAATCTATTTATTCTTAATGTGAAATCCAAATGCTTTATAAAAATTCCACTATCTCCAAAATCATCATCATAATCATCTACACAACTATCATATACACAACTATCTAATGATATATCATTTGTATAAGGTGAACTAACTGCACCCCATTCCCTATCCAAAGCCTGCCTAACTGCTACTGCCGCATTTTCTACAGTTAAATAATTATCAGCAAAAATTGATATTTGTACTGTAGTAATATCTAACAAGCTTCTTTGTGTAATTCTAGGATCAGCAGTTATACTTGAACTATCTCCTTTTGTATTAGTAGGTACAGAACTAACTTCTCTATACACAATGTATCCTGAAGTTGTAGGCTGTTCAGCTCTAACTGCAAAAATTTTAGATGCAGGTATTATGCTAGTTAAGTTTGCATAATTAGCTAATAAAGGATATATGATTGCTCCTGATCTCATTATGTGTATAATCTTTTTTGCCCTTTTAATTCTCTTTCTATTACTTTATTTACTATTGTTGTAGCTCCTTTCAATAAAATATTCATAGCTTCGCCTTGCTTCAATTCCCAAGCTGGGCGCATAAAAGGATGTGGGCTAGAATGTACTGTACCATACTCTACCATAGCTCCATAAAAACCCCCTCCCCTTTGCTTATTTTTTTTAGCTCTTCCTCCAGTTGCTTTAGGGCCTACATACAATGCTGGCAATTTTCTAGATCTTCCTGTTGTAAAAGCTTTTATACTTCTTCTTAAATCTCCTTCATCATCATTTATGTTTGCTCTAGCAGCTTGTATTATAGGCTTTGCAGCTAATCTAAATACAGCTAGAAAAAACTTATCCTTTTTTACCTCATAAGGAATAGTATTCATAGCTCTTTTAAGCTCTCTTAATCCTACTATTTTACGAGCATTTAATTCCATTATTCGTTACTATCTTTTAAAATTCCTTCTAATTTTGTCATTTTGTGCCTGCCGTCTATATGAGCTATTTTATTAATATAATAATACTGGCTAGAACTATCAGATAAGGTATGCTTAATTCTCCAGTTAGGCTTTATTGTATCTTTATAAGTTTCATATCTTATATAAAAATCTACTACAGTTTTACCTACTTGTTGATCACCTTCTTCTCTTTCACCTCCTGTACGCCAAATTAGATAAGCCCATACTTTTTCAACACCAGCTAAAGGGCCACTCCAGCTACTATTCTGCACACCTCCATATACGCTGTTTTGTGTAAATGTAGGCTTTTCTATTACTATAGGAGTATCTAAATTGCCTACTGTGATCATAATGTTTGTATTTTATAAGGATTTATTAAATACTGAGCAGTACGAGGTATCTCAGATACTGTTTTACCTACAATTACAGATTGCCGATTTTCGTACATATCTGATACAGTTATTTTTATGGCTTGTATTATTGGATCAGGAATATCAGCAGCAGCACTATATCCTACAATATAATCAGCTCGCCAAGCTTGAAATACATCTTCTGTAGTAGGTATAGTTACATTATCTTTTGCATAAATTCTAGGTGGCTTTATATGCTGAACTAGTTCACAGCTAGATCCAAATGATATCCAAGATCCACTAGATTTGTATTTTACATCAAATGTACCATTAACTATAGGGCTTTTAAATAAAATATTAAGATCATAAAAGCTATTACCATATTGCCTTAATGTAGTTTCTAATAAAAATATATTAGCAAATTCTTCTAATCTTTGTACAGCAGCTTTTTCTAAAGCAGCTATGTAAGCATCATCATCAGTATAAGTAATTCGTAAATGAGTTTTTAAATCAGATGTACTTACTATTTGAGTATCGTGGTATGCTACTACTTCTAAATATTTCATTTTTATTCTAGTGTTTTTAAAAAAAAGGAGGGAAAAAGGAGCTAAGCTCCAATTTCCAACCTATTTCAACAATTATTATGCTTCTACCATAGTTGAGAAAGCACTTGCAACTTGAGTAGCATTACCATCTACTAAAGTTGTTACAATTAAAGAGCCTTGCCCTTGTCTAGCTAGAGTGTATCCATCAAATAGGATATCAATTCCTCCAAATTGCGCTAGATGCATTCTTGTAAAATCTCCGAACATTGCTCTTGCAGTAGATCCTCCATTACCTACATTTGAACTAACAAATCCATAGTAGTTATTCAATCTCTTATCTGCTGGATTCCATAATGGATTTACGCCAGCAGTTTGTAATAAAGTTCTAGCATCTCCATAAGCAGCAGCGTTCATAACGTAAGCCATTCTAGATCCTTCTAAAGGAATATTAGCTCCTATTACATCAGTTTCTAGCTTAATAAAATCAGATGCAGCTACAGCTCCTGAAGATGGAGTAGATCCTGCATTAGCAGCAGCAAAAATAGAAGCTGGGCCAGCAGCAGCATTAGCAGCAGCTAATAAATTTGATTCCCAAGTAGCAGCTATTGATTGTGCCATATTTCTTCTTATAGCAGCTTCTAATCCTGGATTTTGTGTCATTGCCTCTACTGACATATCTACAACAGAGATTAACTTGTTAGGAGTTAAGCTCATTGAAGTAGTACTACCTGAAGCAGCTACATCTGATCCTGGATCTTCAGCTACAAAGCTAGAAGTAATTCCTGAAATTACTGGGAATTTTGCATCTGCTATACCTGTGTATAGATTTGCCCCAGCAGAAGTTAGTACTAAATTAGCATCTAACTGATCAGTAAAAGCTTGTACTTCAATACCTGAAGATGGGCTAGTTAGTATAGATCTAGTTAATACAGATGTAGGAATACCAACACCTCTATAATTTTGTCCTGTATATTTAGCCTCATTTCTAGCTTCTTGATCCATTTCTTTAACTAAGCCAGTTAATTGGCCATTTTTAGCTTGTGTAATCGCATCTTGAAAAGAGTAATCACTCACTTCTTTTTCTACATTTACAGATACAGGAGTACCTACAGATGCAGCAGCATTTCTCAATTCTTTTTCCATTTTTTCAGCTCTTTCTATTTGTACATCTAACTTCTCTATAGCTTCTAGAGTGTTATCTACTTCAATAGATTCAGCTTCGTTTAAGTTTCTAGATTCTCCTTCAGCTAAAGTTTTTATAGCTTCTAAAGTATCAACTAAACTAGAACGATTTTCTTTAAGTTCTAATGATTTCTTCATTTTTTTATTTTTAATAAATTAATTTTTAAATTTAATGTATTCAATCCAAAGTTATCTTCTTTTGTTATTCGTTCATTTTCCTTATGTTTTTCTAAAGATCTATTAGCTAAAGCTAAATTAGATGCTTCTGGATATGCCGGCACCGAAACAGGTGAGACGTCCCAGAGCTGTGCAATCTTATGTATTTTTCTTAAATCAGTACCATCCTCCATTCTTTCCCAAGAATCGCCATCACTAGGCAAAGTAAAAGCAAAGCTAGATTGTGTTATATTGCCATTTCTTAAATTTTCTTTAAGATCACGCCCAGCAGTTGTTTTAGGAATATCTAACTCATAGCGTAAGCCTTTTTCATCTACAGATAATCTTAAAGTACCAGCACTTACTCTACCGAGCAAATAATCAGGATTGTGATTAAAATAAGCTCTAGTATCATTTTCTAGTACATCATCAAAAGCTCCTGGCATTATCATTTCTTTGAAATTACCTAGATCAGAAGATAAGCTATTAAATACAGCAGCGTGGCCTACTACGACATCTTTTCCATTACTACTATCTATTCTAGTTTCTACATCAAAAAATCTTTTTTCGTGTTCTATATTGTTAGATCTAGAATATGCTGTAGGCTGATCTTCTTCTAATTCTTCTTCTTCTTCTTCATCTATTTCTTCTTCTACTTCGTGGCCTGGAGTATGATCTCTATATTTGCCACAATCACATTCGCTTCTTAAATTATCATCCACAATTTCTTCTTCATTTTCTGTATCAATTTGTACACCTTCCCAATCCTCACTTTTACCATAAACAATGGTAATGTTTTCTTCATCTTCAATAACTCTTTTAATGTGTCTTTCATTTATTTTTTTCATAGTTTTTACTTCTATTATTTTAATATTTTCTTCATCTTCTATTTCTTCAAATCTTTCAAAATAATTATTTACATAGCTTTTCCATTCTTCAGGCCTTTCATTATTAGCCACATCTAAACATTCTTCTTTGCTTCTTTTTATATAAATAATTTCTGCATTTAATTCTTCTGCTAATTGATTTCTTACTTCTTTATAAGGGCTGGAATTTATAATCCATACTCTTAATTCTTTTTCATTTTTAACAAGATCATAAAATTTAGATCTCATTGCAAATACATATTTTCTTACAGCTTCTATATGTATATGGCTTTTTTCACCAGTTAGAGCTGAGTGTATTTTATCAAAATCCCATACAATATCTCCTTCTCTTTTATTGTTTTGTATATATGTATTTTTTCCTGAACAAGGTGATCCTGTTACTACAAATACATTTCTGTAGTAATTTTCATTATCAGCTTCAGCTTCAGCTACTGAATCATATTTACATTCTCCAGTTTCGCCCCACTTATACTTACCATTTTCACATCTAATTGCTGGCATTTTCTTCTTTTTCTATTTGGTTACGTTTTTTTGTACTCCAAGCTACAGCAGGCTGCCCTCCCCAAAGCTTCCAGGCTATGGCTCCTGCACTAGGATAGCCTTCTTCTCCAGGGCTAAAGCCTTCAGCTTGTTTGTCTACTTCGTGCCTTTTTAAATATGAGTACATTTTTTTTACTCTTTCTACAGTCATTTGATCATTTATGATCATATTAGCTGTTTTTACTCCTACAGCAGTACCTCCTCTATTAAACTCTTTTCTCATTTTCAATCCAATTCTAGCCTGCTCCTGCATCCCTTTTGTAACTTTTAAACTTATATCAGATACAGCTCTACTATTTAAGTTTTTTTTTTCTACCCCTTTAAGAGTACCTCCATCAATTATATCATTTAGTGTAGCCATATTTAGCTGCATAAAGTGATTCTCGCCTCCTTGAATTGTAGGTAATTCTTCTAATTGTCTAATTTCATCAATACTCATTGCTCCTATATTTAGCATTGTTCTATAATATTCTGATCTATCTTTAGGAGTACCTCTTAACAAAGCATTGACATTAAATTTTGTATGTATTTTACCTTCTTCATTTTTTCTAAAAAGCTTACAATTCATTTCAGATTCCATCATAACTAAGTAAGGCATAAGAGAATACTTAACAAAATTAAGCCCCTCCTCTGATATGTTATTAAAACTAGATTTTGTAAGATCTCTGAGGAGGTGATTTGGCAAGTTGTAGAGCCTGCTTATTTCAGCTATACTAAACTCCCTGCTCTGTAGCATTTGGCTAGCCTCATTTGACAAACTAATTTGATTGAACTTTAAGCCTTCTTCAAGTACCATAGTTTTATTAGAATCCTGTATGTTAGAATAATTTTCATTAAATGATACTCTAAGCCTGTTTATAGCTTCATCTGATAATTGCCTATCTGTTGATAATACCCCAGATACTTTAGCTCCATTAGCAAAAAAGCTACTAGAATATGTTTGCAATGCTAATCCATACCCTATTGCATTAGCTCCTACATCAATAGGGCTTATTCCTACTAAGCCATCCTGGCTCATAATTTTAAAATGTAATATATCATAATGATCTACAATACCTCCATCTTGTAATTCATAATATATAACACCTTCATTTTCAACTAGTTTAACCTTACCTACTTCTAATGGTAATAATTCAATAGGCCTGCCATTTGTATTTCTATTTATAAATACAAAACTGTTACCTCTAGTTAATAAATCCATCATACATTTTTGTATAAAAGTGTATGTAGTCATTATATCATTAGGCTTTCTGTGTATTAAATTATATAATTGGTGATTGGTAGATTTTATTTTATTACCTGAGTTATCAGTTTCTAAAATGTTTAAAGGTAATTGTGCTACTGATTCAGATAAAATTCTTATTGCAGCCCATACAGCAGTAAAATTCATTGCTGTTTTATCAGATACAACCATGCCTCCTGTACCCTGGCCTCTATGTGAAGTCATTGCAGCTAGAAAATCATTGTATCTGTATATTTTGTTTCCTTTGAATATTCCTTTGATAGTATCTAGTAATCCCATTTAAAATTGCCTAAAGTTATAACAGGCAAGTATAGTAAATGTAATTATTCCTACTATGTAACTTTGTTTCTATTTTTTCTATTTTTAGTAACTCTAAATGAATCATAGCTTGCATATCTTCTTTTACCAAAATTATTTTCATATTCCTGCTCAGTTAATTCATATGCATCTTCATAAGTTTTTGCAATTTTGCAATTTTGATGAAATTTTTTCTCAAAACCAGAAGGGCTAAGTAAAGCTAGTATTTCTATTTTTATTTTCATATTTTTAAATAAACTAGGAAGGGCAAACATTTAATATCTATTATTATTGGCAATACGCCACCCCTCCTAGTATTTTATAGTGTTAATATTCCTCTTTCATTATATATTGATTCTCCTTCATGTTCATCAGTCATCATTTCACCTATAGCCATTACTAAAGCTACCATCCCATCTACCTTCTCAGAGCTTCTTTGTTTGTTTATTTTTATGTTACCTGCTGGATCAGTTTGAAGGCTAACATTTTCACATTGCCATCTAAGTACTGGATTTCTTAAATGATTTATTTCTCTTTTTAACACTTTTTTTTCTAACTCTTTTGAAGGCGCACTCATGCTACGATATCCCTGGCCAAATTGGCTCATAGGTATACCATCATCTTGACTTAATTGCATAATTAGCATACTACTATTCCAGCGATCAAAAGCTATGCTCTGTAAATCATAATCAGCAATAATATCATTTATATCTTTTCTGATATATGCATAATCTTGTACATCCCCAGGAGTAGCTTTTATATATCCATCGTAAATCCATTCATCATAAGGTATTTTATATTTACGCCCTCTTAAATTTGCAGATTCTTCAGGACACCAAAAAAATACAAGTACTACATCCTTTTGATCCTCCATAGGAAAATACAAAGCTAGGCTACTAAGATCCTGAGTACTCGCTAGATCAAGCCCCCCCCAGCAGCGTTTTCCCTTTAATATTTCTACATCTATATCCTCATAATTTTCCATCCATACACTATCTGAAATCCACTTAGTAACAGATGTTGTAGGAATGTTTAAATGTAAACGCTTAAATGTGTTTTCATAAGCAGGTAATTCAGATGCTTTTTTTGATTCAGCTTTTAAGTATTCTTCAAATACAGATATACCCATATTTGGATTAGCTTTAGCCCAAGTTTTAGGGCATTGGATGTCATCAGTTTCAAGAGCAGCATATATAACTGATAAGTGTGCTTCATCATTAATCAATCCTGCTTTTACCTTTTGACTGTATTCGTGCTGCTGCCACCAAATATTTCCATCAGTTTTAGATGATCCTGCTGTAGTCATTGTAAAAAAAAGTGGCTGTGTTCTAGCACCAGTACCAGTCAGCATTGTTTCAAATAGTTCAGGAGATTTTTGAGTGTGCAATTCATCAAATAGTACTGCCTGTGGATTGTGTCCATGCTGTAATTTTGCATCACTAGATAGTACTTTATATGTATTACCTTTAGCAGGAAATGTTATACTATTTCTAAATACCTTTGCTTTACTATTTAATAAAGGATCCATTTGTACCATACGTTTTGCCAAATCAAAAATAATACTTGCCTGGTTTTTATCTCCTGCACAACTAAACACCTCTGAGCCAAGCTCGCTATCTGCGAAAAGCATATATAGGGCTACCATTGCTCCAATCGTGGATTTACCATTCTTCCGAGCAATGCAACAATATACCGATCTATATCTTCTATAGCCAGTTGCTTTATGCTTCCAGCCAAATATTGGTTTGATTAAATCATTTTTTTGCCAATCTTCTAGCTTTATTAATTGGCCTGCCAACTCGCCTTTACAATGCCTTAAATGAGATTCCATAAAAGCTACAGCTCTATTAGCTGCTTTTTCATCATAGTAATATTTATTTTTTTTCATTAATCAAAAAAATTATATTCATTATTGTTTTGTATTAGTGTTGGCTGGTTAATTGATGTTCTAGCTGAAGGAGTAAAGCCAAAACTAGAAGCAATTTTTAAAGCCCTATCTAATGCATCATTAGCTATTTTTTGGTATGGAGAAGATTGTGCATACTTTATAGATCCATCAGCATTTAAAAACTCCTGGATTCTACCATTTTTTCTTAAATATATTTCTGTTTCTATATGTAATGAAATAGCATTTGCATAAGCTTCCAAAATTTTTAGATCAATTTTATGAAGCATCTTTTTATTAAAAAGTTCTAAGCAAACTTTATTCCATTCTTCCTTACCAATATCAGAAAGCCAGGTAGGTGCTGGAGGTATTTTAGTTACTAATGATACAGTCATTTCATTATCTAAAACTCTTTCAGCTTTTAAAGTACCCTGCAATTCCTTTATTTTTGTAGGAAGTTTTTTTCTTCCTCTACCCATTAAGTTTTATGATTCTTCTTTTTTAAATGTACCATCTTCTATATTAATAGATACAGTACCATATTTTTCTTCTAACTCTATTTTAAAATCATTAAGATCACTTTGTAGTTTTTCTACTTGTACCATTACAGCAGTTTTTTGAATTTCAAAATTACCTACTTGTAATGCTACTTCATTCATTTTTGAAATGTGTTCTTGTAAAGTTTTTAATTCTTCTTTTGTTAGTTTATTTTCTTTGCTCATTTTTATTTGTTTTTATTATTTTTTTAATGTAGGCTCAGTTCTAATTAAATAAGGTACGCCAAATTCCTTACTTTTTTCTTGCATATATTCACCGCAATCACACTTAGCCTCTCTAGTTCTAATTTTGCCTTCGTGTATTTCCAGCGTTGCTTTTTTTAATTGTCTTTTATTGCCGCAATTATTGCATACAAAATTTAACATCTTCCCTGTTGATTATATGGTTTGACATATTGTTTACCTCCCTTTGTCCTGGATTTATTTTTAGAATGAATCCCCTTTCTTTTTTTTTGTTTTATTTTTTTAAATATAAATAAATTTTTTTTAGCCATAATTTTAATTAAATTCGTTAGGTAGCATAAGCCTTATATTAAATTCAGTTAAAGCCCAAATCCTAATTTGTTCAGCATATATTTCAAAAGCTTTAGTATCTAAATCAGTTGTAGATTTAACTTTTTTTATACCTACTTTTTTATTATTTACCTCAAGCATTTCCCATTCCTGCAAAAATTTAGATCTTAAAATATCGTGCATTTCAGATGGAAAATAGCCTAATGAATTACCAAGCTCTTGTACAATACATTTCCAGTAATATCTATTTTGATTATTTGATCTAATATTTCTACGTTTTTTTATTTCAACAAAATAATTATTTTCTAAATTTTTTAAATAATTAAAAAGCATTTTTTTATCTGAGTTATCTAAAATCAAAAATTTCATATTTATTTATTACATATTGATATAGATTTATAGCTATAGCTATACCCCCCTACCCTAATTATGGGGATATCTACTATGTAAGGGGGCGCATCGCCTCCCTTCTTC